AATACAAACCCTTAACGCAGAAACCGCTTGTAATTACACCTGTACAACGGACACTGTAAACTATCCTGACACTACCAACCTTGCATACTACAAATTAGATAACTCCGCTGATGACGAGACTGGAGTTTATGATGGAACTTCTACAAATGTTACCTATACCTTTGGCCGTTTTAATCAAGCTGCGGTGTTTAATGGGAGTAGTAGTATTATAAATGATGTTTTAAGTGGATTTACTTATGATAACAAAAATATTACTTTTTCTGCTTGGATAAAATCAAGTAAAACAACATCGGGAAATAATGTAATAATAGGTCAAGCAATTTCTAATGCTGATGGAGGTTGGGGTATTGCAACGGGATATGCTGCGGCACAGAAGTTGAGTTTTTCTATTGCAAAACCTGGAGTACAAAGCGTAATAGGCTCTGTTACTATGAACACAGGAAATTGGCAGCATATAGTTGTTATAGTTGATTTTGCGGATATTGGTAGTGGCGGAACAAGCGCAGTTAAAATGTATGTAGATGGAGTAGAAGATACAGGTCTTACAGGGAATTTGACACAAAATTTTGATGAATCATCCTACAACACTGCAATAGGTGGCACTTTTAGCGGAAGTAACGCAAGGTTTTTTGATGGAGATATAGACCAAGTAAGGATATTTTCATCTGCACTTTCAGATAGCCAAGTAACAGAACTTTACAACGAAAAGCCTTGTGCTGATACGTCTAACTTTGCAGCTACATTGTATGATGGGAATAGTAATTCAGCAGGACAGTATGTCTCTGGTGTAGGATTTCAACCTGACCTAACTTGGATAAAATATATTAACTCTTCAATAAGACATTTGCTTACAGATTCAATTACTGGGCCAAGTGTATATCAAGGGGCAGGAATTACAAATCATTCAAATGAAACCTTTACTTCTAATACTTACGGAGAGTTTACATCTTTTGATGCAAATGGTTTTATTGTTCAATATTGGAGTGGAAGTCAATATTTTAATACTACTGGCAAAAATTACGTTGCTTGGAATTGGAAAGCAGGAGGCGATGCGGTTCTAAACGAAGTAGGTGATATTGACAGTCAAGTTAGTGCAAATACTGCCGCAGGTTTTAGTATTGTTAAATATACAGGAAACGGAGGTTCTACTGCTAAAACTATCGGACACGGATTGTTATCCGCGCCTGAAATTATTATTAGCAAAAACTTAGATAGCTCTTCCTATGATTGGGCGGTTTATACTTCTGCCACAGGTAATACAAAAAAATTAGCTTTAAATCAATCTAATGCACAAGCCACAAGTGGCGTATGGAATGATACTAGCCCTACAAATTCAGTATTTAGTGTTAGATATGACCAAACTAACGCCACGGGTAATGATTTTATTACCTACTGTTGGCACTCAGTATCGGGGGAAAGCTCTATATCGACCTATGAAGGGGATGGTACAAATGATTATAGCAAAGAAATAACAGGATTAGGTTTTGACCCAAGTTTTGTAATGGTTAAAAATGTAGATAGTAGCGGAAGTAATTGGGAAATAATAGACACAGCAAGGGGTGGTGGAAATAATTTATATGCAAATGAAGCTTACTCTGAAAATGCAAATAGCCCTTCTTCTTATGGTTCGGGTAAATTTATTACAGATGGATTTGAAGTAGCAAGAGGTTCTGTTTCATCTTCTGTGCACTGGAACAAATCAGGCGATACCTATATATATATGGCATTTAAATAATATGGAATATACACAAAACAATTCGACTTTAATGGATATTGAAATAACTTATACTATTGTTAAAACTAAACAGGCATGAGCTTTGCAGATATGAAATTATACTCTTTAAACGCAGTTGCATTGGCTGTTTCTATGGCTAACATTGATGTTATTTTAAAAATTATTTTACTTTCAGTATCTATTGGATATACTATTCATAAATGGATATTGATGTATGGAAAGAATAAGTAAACATATTTCCTACCACGAAGGAATTAGGTCAAATACTGCTCTACGACTTAATATAGATAATACACCAGATGACTATCACCTTTCCAACATGGAAAATCTTGCGCGTCAACTATTTGAGCCGCTAAGAGAGTGGGTGGGTGGCCCAATAAAAATCACATCTTTTTACAGAAGTGAAAAATTAAACAAAGCTATTGGTGGAAGTTCTAGGAGCCAGCACTGTCAAGGTCGAGCAATTGACCTGGATGATACTTTTGGTCATAAAACAAATGCTGAGATGTTTAACTACATAAAAGAAAATCTAAGCTTTGACAAAATGATATGGGAGTTTGGGGATGATGACAACCCCGCGTGGGTTCATGTTAGTTACGACAGCCCTGATTCAAATAGAGGCAACATGTATAAGGCTGTGTCTAAAAATGGTAGAACTACATATACTCAAATATGAGAAAGCCAAAAAAAAAGTTCGGACAAACAACTGTTGGTAAACTACTAAAAGGCGCGGTTGGACTTATTAACCCTACTTTAGGAAATCTTATACAAGGCGAGATGTCGGTTGAGCAAGTTATAGCTTCTATAAAAAATGCTGAAGCTCCTTTAGAAGATAAGATTCGTGCTCAAGAAATGATACTCGAAGCCTATGAAGCTGAGGTTGCAGATAGGGCTAGTGCAAGACAAAGAGAGATGGCTGCGGTGGCCTCTGGCTCAAATGACATACTGTTTAAAACTGTAGGCTGGGGAATCACTCTTAGTTTTGTGGCCGTTATAGCTGGGGCAATAGGAATTTGGAAAATACCAGAAGAGTCTCAACGATTATTTGACATGGGATTTGGAGCTGTAGTTGCTGCATTTACCCAGGTTATAGGATACTACTTTGGCAGCTCTATGGGCAGTAAACAGAAAACAGAAATAATGAAGAAATAATGGATATTAGAAAAATATCAGTAGGCCCAGACTACAAGTCAGGAGCTATGCACTATATTGTAGGGCAAGAAATATTAGGCGGAAGCCATAAAATACACTTAATAAAACATAACCAAGAAAAAAACTCTATTCTTATTTGGATAGAAAAAGAAGAAGAGGTATACCTTTGGAAAGAGTTTAATGCTACAATGCCAATTTCAATTGAATATAATATTAATTTTTAATAGTGAAGTCTCCATTTTGTTTTATAGTAAAACCCACTAAGGGTAAAAGATACAATAACTCTAAAGAAATAGGAGGAATTGACTTTTTAACCAGCACATCTGAAGAAAACCACATGGCTTCCAATAGAGAGGCTATTGTTGTTTCTACTCCTATAGACTATACTGGGGACATATCTCCAGGAGATATTCTTTTAGTACACCACAATGTGTTTAAGTTTTACAATGACATGAAGGGTAGGCAAAAAAGTGGAAAGAGTTATTTTAAAGATGACCTTTTCTTTATTGACGACACTCAATACTTTATGTACAAAAAAGATAATCAGTGGTATTGTCATGACAGGTATTGTTTTGTAAAACCTATCCCTGCAAGCGAGTCATATATATTTAAGCCTTTTGCAGAAGAACCTCTAATGGGAAAAATTAGGTATATTAATGCCAGGTTAAAATCTTACGGGATTAACCAAGGAGATTTGGTTACATTTCAGCCCGACACAGAGTATGAGTTCGAAGTAGATGGTGAGAAATTGTACCGAATGTTTGACCATCATATTACAATGAAAATATAATGCTGGAATCTGAAGATTTAAAAAAGAAAATTATACACGCTGGCCGAAGGGCGGTAGAGCAACTTATTAAAGTAGCTAAAGAGGATATTATAAAACCTGACCCTGAAGATGAGCTTGCGGCTGATAGGCTAAAGAATGCAGCGGCAACAAAAAAACTAGCTATATTTGACGCGTTTGATATATTAAACAGAATTGACGGAGAAGAGGAAACATTGCAGCTTTCAAAACAAGGAAGTTCTAAGGTAGAAACAAAGCAAGGATTCGCAGAAAGAAGGTCTAAATAAATGTATAAAATTTTAGATAAATATATACCGAACGCAGTAAGGCTAAACAAGAACAGAGCCAAAAGCTGGGAATATGGATATAATGAAAAGTATGACTTTATAGTTATTTCCAAGACTGGTCAGGTTGGGGAGGTTATTGAAATATCAGGTCTTCGCGTTGGTCTTCCTAAACAGCCCGCAAAAGTTAGCTCTCGCTCTAAATCTAAAGCTGAGCAGTATTGGGAGCGAAAAGAATATCCCAAGGAGCTTTCTAAAGTATACTCTATATTTCAGTGGAACGAAATGCCCACTGGGTTTAAAAGTAAATGGGTTGACTATATAGAGGCGGAGTTTGACAAAAGAGAAGAAGGGCATTGGTTTATGAACAACGGTGTTCCTACATACATAACTGGTTCTCATTATATGTATCTTCAGTGGTCTACTATAGATGTAGGATATCCAGATTTTAGAGAGGCTAATAGACTATTTTTTATTTTTTGGGAGGCTTCCAGGGCGGACAAAAGAAGCTTTGGGATGATATATTTAAAAATAAGGCGTTCTGGATTTTCTTTCATGGGTTCTTCAGAGTGTGTAAACACAGGAACTCTTGCTAAGGATGCTAGAGTAGGAATACTCTCAAAAACGGGCTCGGATTCTAAAAAAATGTTTACAGACAAGGTTGTACCAATATCTAACAGACTTCCATTCTTTTTTAAGCCTATTCAAGATGGTATGGATAAACCTAAAACCGAACTAGCATTTAGGATTCCAGCATCCAAGATAACCAAGAAGAATATGTATGAGGCAGTTAACGAGGAATTATCTGGGCTCGATACCACCATTGACTGGAAAAATACAGATGACAACTCGTATGATGGTGAGAAGCTATTGTTATTGGTTCATGATGAAAGTGGCAAATGGATTAAACCAAACAATATATTAAACAACTGGAGGGTAACTAAGACTTGTTTAAGGTTGGGAAGTAAGATAATAGGAAAATGTTTAATGGGCTCAACCTCCAACTCTTTGGATAAGGGGGGTAAAAATTTTAAAAAGCTTTACGAAGACTCAAACATATCTAAAAGAAATGCCAACGGTCAAACTAAAAGTGGATTATACTCGTTGTTTATTCCAATGGAATATAACATGGAAGGCTTTATAGATTTATATGGTCACCCTGTATTGCGTAAGAGCGCAGACAAAGTAAAGGGTGTAGATGGCGAGTGGATAGAAAATGGTGCTATTG